ACTCGACAGAGGGGAGGTCTGCGCTTACCGTTATCTCATGCTCTACCGCCGAGTCGCCAAAACTAAAATCAACGGCATTACCAAGAGGCGGGGTGTACGCTTCAGTAAAGTTAAAATTAACAGCATTGCCGAGAGGCGGGGTATAGCTCATTAAGCGCCGCCTTCAATCAGCTTAGGCGCAGTCCCCGTTTTTATTTTAATCGGTGAGCCTGGGATTATGTTGGTTGTGTTTATCTGAAACATTGCACCGGACCCCTCAAGCCCAATATAACCATCAAGCACTACGTTTCCATCCCCGTCTGACAATCGACCCCATGAAGCCGTTCCACCAGCATCGGCGCTGCTGTCTTCAGTCCATGGATCAAAATCTATAAATACCTGATATTGAGATCCTACCTTTGTGGTGGTTACCGTGCCGCACGGCTTACTTAGGGTTAGCGTTCCTTGAAGCACGGGGATCTCGCCCATATCAGACCAAGTAATATCATTATCAGCCACCGTCCCACCATCGGTGGGGAATGTAGGGGCAGAGGCATCGCTTGTGCCGTCGTTTTCAGCTCGATAGTAATTCAACCCAGACGTGACGTAATCGCCCGCAACGTATGAGGTGCTAACAGCGTGCGGCGCCATGCTGGAAATATCGCCAAATGGATCTGGCTGGCCGCCGCTGTACTGCTTAAAGGTCGCCGGTTGTAGTTTTGAATCAAGCAGATCAATTAGCGCTTGCGCCCTATCTTCTCTCGCTTGTATTGAGAACCTAATCATAAATCAACTCTCATCAATCGCTGACAGCGGACCATGTATTTCCGGCCTTCTACCCGTACCAGGAAGAGCGACAACATAGACCTCTCTCCCTGCGGCAGATTGCCAGCTATAATGTCCCGTTTCGTCTGAATTAATTGCATCCAGTAGTTCCCAGTCACTAGCGTCATGTATTTTTAGCGGGATCGAGGCTGGCGAACCATCAATAGTTACCGACCCCTCGACAAAAAACGTCCCTTCCCCCATAAAATCTGCATGAATAATTTCATGCTCTACAGCTGAAAGTTGGCGATTAAATATTTTTATTGCTGAATGTATTCCTTTGTAATAAGACGATGCGTGAATCCTACCAACCCAATAAGGGGCGACGCCAAGACCTATTGTTCCACTGTATTGATTACCACTACTTCCAACATATTCCCCGTTCTTCCAGCAATTAATTTCTTGATTTGGCCCATCCCAATTCACACCAAATGTATTCCATCCCTCATTTAATGTGCCTGCTGAAACCCCAGCTCTAGGATTGTTTGAGTTTATTTGGCCAAGAAGAATCGACATATTCCCAGCACTGGTAATTTGTACGCGAAATCGTCTACCGCAGTCAGCCCACGTCGAGCCTCCAGAAATAACAAAATAGCTGCCAGTTTCTCCGTCCCAATAAACCATACCAACGATAGAGTTTTCTTGATCATGCCCATTTATGTCTAATGCCGGCGATATTGATAGATAATCATTGACTCCATCAAAGCTAACCCCTTCCACATCATCTACAGTAAAAGGAGATGCTCCATTAACGGTTACAGTCTTATTCCCTGAAAGGTCTGTTATCTCGGAGTCAGGCATGGCGCCTGTGATATAAAACAGCAAATCAGTGTTGTCATAATCAATAATGCTCATTAGTCTGAATCCCCCCTAATTTGAAGCTTAAATGAATCATCTTCTTTTGTTGGTGTGCCGCTTATAGTGGTCCTTGCGATCCAGATAGGGGAATGAGCCGCATCAGTGTTAAACCTAAGAACATTGCCAGAAGACCACCCGCCGCCCCACCCGCTCGACAAGATTGTAAAGTAAGGCTCTCCGGTGACTGGGTTTGTTGGCGTGCAATCAGTACCGGTGCCACCTGTTGCAATCTGCCCCGACACCTCACCAACGACATTAAATGTTAAAGAGCTTGTAAAGATGATCGCCCAGCGCTCTCTAATGGAGTTTTTATTATCAACCTGAATTGGATAAAGAAGGTCATTGTATTGCGCGGTCGTATTACTACCGATTCGATCATCTGACCAAGCACCTGTCCATGACCCCTGGCTAAATAGGTGGTGAACACGACTACCTATGTCGCCAAATATCAACGCGCTTGAAATAAACGTATCGGCGGCATCATAATCTCGGCTAACGGCCCCAACAAGCGCAAGGTATCCGTTAATCTGTGCCTCGTTGACTAGCGCCATATCCTCGATACGATGGGCTGCAACCAATGGCTCCGTATAAGCCGAAAGATCGAGAGGGGATGCCATTTCAACCACACCCGCCTCTCTATCAACGGAATAAAGCGCACTATCTACAGCGGTGCCATCTTGATCGATCAGATAGCAAGAGGCCAACTTATCTCTGCTTAAAGATACATTCTGGCTCGCTGTTAAAGATCCCGGCAACTCATCTTGCTTGGTGCTATGTATTACAATAATATCGCCGCTTCTTATGATCGGCACGCGGCCATCAATAGGAAGTCTTACTGGGTCGAGACCAAGAATATCTGAATCAAGCGGCATTATTGAGTATATGACCGCATTAAATTTCATGGTTGTTGGATCAACAGGGGCGGGATACCAAATATCCCCATCCTCAGTAATATCATCAGCGTCATACCAGTAAAGCAAGCGCTGATCAGCCGTAAGATCTGCCTCAACAACGTATTTACCAAAATTAATATCTACCACCCCCGTCTCAAAATTCACAGCACCTTGAGCGTCGTTTGTGTCGATAACCCCCTGATTATCTACGGGGATGGTGATAGGTGTTCCACTTGGAAGTGTCGCTCTTAACTGGAAAGAGCCGGGGCGAAGTGGCGCGCCTGGCGTTCTGAATGTTATCCACCCAGAAAACCAACTGCCATACTTAACGAGAAGCGATTTAATGGTAACGCTACCATTGCCACCACCTACATAATCCGTAAGGCTTATTTGCCCGCTAGCATAATCAATAACACCTACGGCTGACGCCGCGCCGGTTTGACGGTTCCAGTCGGAATAGATAACGCCTTCATAGTCATAATGGTCTTTTCCGTTCCATGTAAACTCAATACTGCCAGGCTGTATCTGCCTTACAGTTGTAGGCGTTAGGTTGAATGTGGTGTTCGGTATTTCTACGCTCTCGGATTCAGCTGTACCAGTAATACTGTCTTGCTGATACTTCACTTGGATAGGACTAGAAAGCGACGACGATCTCTCTGTTGTTTCATATACCGTTGTAGGGCTACCAACAAGCTTACGCCCAATGTACGAATAAACATCAGAAGAGGTAGACTGCACCGGCATAGATACCTCGCCGGTTGCGTAATTAATAGTGCCGCCATTGCTTAAATTTCCGGCGCCATCATCAGTCACAGTTGCCGAGCTAGTGCCAGTTTCCTCATCCTTTACATTGTTGGCCGAGACATTTTTGGTATAGCTCCAATCCTGAGTAAAAGAAGCCGCAAAAGTTTTTGGCTCTATTGGCGCATTCGCAACGGTAAATGTTGCGTTATTACCTACCAATGTGGGGGCTGAGAAAGATTCGATTTCAGGACTTCCGCTATCGTAAGAAATAGATAAAAGCGCATCTGAGTCAGGTACTACATCAGGCTTTAATCCAAATTTCCCAAGGCCGTAAATGATTCGCCCCTCGCCGTCGCCTGTAAATTCTCCGTTGCCGTCATCAGTGGCAGTATATGTTGATCCACCAGCATCCCAGCTAACCGACAAGCTACCAGGGAGAATGTCTTCAGTTGTTACGGTTACCTCTATAAAAGGCGGTTCTATATCTGGATCATCCGTTTTTATTTCATAATGTGCGGGGCTGGCCCATGTGTAAATAAGACTTGAGCCGGAATCAGGCAGTGCGCCTAGTGTGGCAATTACAGAGCCCGTCACATAATCAACCGTCCCTGTTCCGCCGTACTCATCTACCAACTTGCCGCTGCCATCATCCTGCATGCGATACCAGTTGCCTTGTGCCATATAATCGATAAATAGCGTGCCAGCTTGAGGAATAGGGCGTAATGTTTTGGTGTAGTTATAGCCGCGATTAGCTAGCTCTATTAATTCGTTATCGGTGTGAGATACATCATAAACAGCGGCGGCAGGCGTAGCTTTAACAATAAAATCATCAGTGCTTCCTCCGTTTTTTGTGTCCTGAATAAGCCCGCTCTCATAATCAACGGTCCCATACTGAATGCTTGGTACGCCGTATGTTGGTGAAGATGACTCAACACAATATATATTCCCATCGCCATCATCTTCAAATGTAGATCTATCAAAGCCACTAGCATGTATAGAAAACGACAATGTTTTTGGCGTTACTGCTCGACCAAAACTAAATGAGCTTTTGTCTGCGCGTCCAGCGTTAATCGTATACGCTGGCCCCGCAGCAACTAGGTTTAGCCTATCTGAGCCAGCCTGAACATCTACGACCGGACTCTCGACTGTAGAGCTTGGCACTAGCTGCCCAAAGATAGTGCTGGCTTTCACCGTTAAGTCGCCCTGCGAAATGTTTTCATCAAGAGGTATGATGCCATAATACTTAGAAGCATCTGCAACCTGCGTGCTTCTAAGTAGTGTCGAGCTATTATGATCACTCACCCTTAGCGCCGAAGAGACGCCTGGGAATGTCTCTCTAAGTGCGGACCCTATTTCCAGCGTATAAACCCTGCGAGTGAATACCCCTTTTGAGTCCTCAAATTCCTGTAGCTCATGCGTAACCGTATCTATACGGACATACTGCTGCTCTCCCGTCGAGCCGCCTGAGCCCTCTACTGATAGAAGATAGACCTGCCCAACTTCTGGCAGCTGTGCGTCTACGCGACTGTACGCCTTCAACATACGCTGACCTTTCAACTGGTCGCCAAGCAAGACATAAGGCGACTCCGGCCCTTCAACTACATAGCTTTCGATTTTATCCTTCGCATCAGATCTTTCGTCAGTATAGCTGTCAGTGGTAAACATAAGCACCGATACATTTGGATCATCTGGCGCATCAGTTACGACAGCGTGGGAGCCGTAATAAATATCTCTATTTGCTGTGCGAACCGCCGCGTAGCACTTGCGTAAATTTACGCGCCCGTAAGTCCGGTCCAAGCGAGAAATATCAGGGAATAAGTTGTTTACAACGCCATCCACAACCTCGACCGCGCTCATTTGACCGCCGCCATCTTCGTTATCAGTTAGGCGCTCTGACGCCATTAATTTAACGTCTGTATCCAAAATGGACATTAACCATTACCTCCAAATTTCGCCTTTATTCCCAGCCAGATAAGACCAAGTATTGATACGATTGCCACCCAAGCGCCGCCGCTAGCTAACTTCTTTAAAATTGCCTGCCTAATCTCTTGGCGCTGCTCAGACTCCCTAATAAGCACCTTGATAAAGCGGTGGTGTTCGTCATGGACATCATCAGGCATGGCGTCCATTCTGGCGGTGAGTTTGTGTATCGCGTCGTTCATATAGATTTGAGATTTGCGCGCTGCTTCACGCTCTTTTTTTGTTAAATCCATGAGCGCAGTAAGCTCGCCAACTTTACTGTTTAGCTCGATGATGTGATTGATTGGATCTACCGGATCGCGTGCGCCGCTCAAGATTCCACCTCAAACAGTCTTAGCGTTATGTAGTACTTATGATCAGGCCCAGGATTCATAATGCGCTGCACCGGCTTAGCCTCGATGGGTATTTCTGACCGACTCCACATTACGGAATATTCCGTGCCATGATAGTTGAGCGTCATAACATTGGCGGGCGATTGCGCAAGCGCATAAAGAGCCAGAACCGTTGATCGAGTAACCCAAGACGCATTAGCGCCACCATAAAGAGTTATAGGCCGCCCCTTGTTTTGAGCCGCCTCTTCAACAACAAGGGTTCCAGATAAAAACACCTCTTTATTTTGGCTGACTGGTGTCCAATCAAACTCATCTTGCCACTCAAGATCTTTTGGGAGATCCACCCCATCGAGAACAATAGACATGCCTTACCCGATAAAAAATGATATTAATGACGTTTTAAGCTAGAAAGGAATGTTTGTCTGTTACTGGATTTAATTAATGCCTCTCCACCAGCAATAGAGGAGAGGCATGAGGGTTATTTTGATATACTAGCAACACTGCTTAACTGACTGATAAGCTCTTCAGCGCCCGTTCTTGAGAAGTCGCCGCTGGCCACCGGTGAGCCACCAATTCTAAAATCAATGGTTACAGTGCTAGCGTTTGGTTGGATTACCTGCTGCCCTGCGTTCGACTGAGGCGACCCATTAACCAGTGCGCTTGCTGCGGCAACCATGCTAACAAGATCCGCCTTTAAGTCTGAAAATTGATTGCTTACCGATAAAAAGTAGCTGGCCTGTGACTTGTCGCCTGCCGCTATAGCTAATTGGTACTTAGCAAGCTCGTCGTAACGCTCTTTTTCTGCATCGGCGGCATCCTCGGCTAGTTTTTTTGCGCGATCCCAATAGCTCTTCTGCCCTTCTATTCCGTAAGCAAAGCCAGGGGCGTCATTTTTACCGCTTGCCTGATTCTGAAGTAAGATCTCTGCTACATCGTCACGGCCTTGCGCTCTATATTGCTCGGCTATTTGTGACGCCGTGGACCGCTGCTTACCTTTAGACGCTTCGCTATCAGCCTGCTCAGTGGCGGCTTTTTCAGCCATCTTCTCAGCTTCGTCACCGGCAGATTTAAAGCCATCAGCCAACTTACCAACCTCTTGGACAAGCTCTCTAATTTCCTTAATCAAGTCGCCAATAGCGCCCTTACCGATAGATCCTGTACTTTCAATTTCGCTATTTAATGATTTAACTTCCTTAGCTACCGTAGAGACTGACGACCCGGCCTTATCAAATGTCCCTTTTAGGGCTTTGGCCTTATCATCAACGGTGCTTAACTGCTGCCTTAACGCATCACCTGACAGTTTCCCAGAATGACCAAGCTCCTCTATTTTTTCTCTAAGGTTTTCAAGGTCACTCACTGTCTTGGCTTTATTGAACGCAGCCTCGAATGATTTGCTTATTGCTGCGGCGCTTAGCTTCCCTTCTGAAGCGATTAAGCCGAATGCGTCTGTCGCCTTTCGGCTTTTTTCGGTTATCTGGTTTGTCACCTCTTCCATGTTAAGGCCGAGCTCAGCAAACGCGTCATCTATTTTGCTGGCCGCTTCCTTAACTTTACCAGAGGCGAGATCCATGGCCTCCTGTAGCGCCTCGCCTGTAATAACGCCTTGCTCTTCTGCTTTTTTCAGTACATCAATTAGAAGCTCAACATCTTTCACCGTTGTTGTTTTCGATAACGCAGAATCAAACGCAACCCTAAGCTGTTCCGAGGTATAAACCCCAGACTCAACAAGACTCGAAAAAGCATTGGTCGCCTCAATCCCTTGCGTTGTTAGCGATTTAGTGACCTCGTTAACATCAAGATCAAGCGTCTCCCAGGCTTTACCTAAATCAACAGCAATATCTCTTAGCTTTTCGCCTGATTTAGAAAGCGCTTCCTCTAACTCTTTCCCGGTAATTGCGCCCGCCTCAGCCGCACGCCTTAACTCAGAAACAAGAAGGTCTATCGACTCCTTTGTCTTTAGCTGCTGAAGAGAGGCATTAAAGTCATCCACCAGCTTGGAGCCTGACGCCTGCCCAGCATCAACTAGATTGCGAAAGTACGAATTAACTTTCTGTTCGTAGTCAGCCATCGACTCAGCCGACTCGGACAGCGCTTCAGCTCTCGATCTTTCTGCGGCTGCCTGTTTGATTGTTGACCCAGAAGCATTATCAACAGCTGTTGCGTATTTTTCCTCAGCTGTCGCAAGCTTAGATAGATGGGCTTCGAGCCGTGCGGCGGCATCCTCTCTTGAGGTGTCGGCCTTGTTCGTTATTTCTGTTGACTCTTTCTTTTGTATTGCCGCGTTTTTTGCGATAGCTGCGGCTTCTTTTTCTTCGACGCCTTGAGCCTTTAAGAGCCTAATGTGTGCCTGAATTTGGTTGTTTTCTTCAGCTGTAAGCTCTTTAAATATGCGTTTCTCTTCAGCGTTTCGCTGGATCGCGCGCGTGAGTTCCCGGTAGGCCTTATCGTTACCTTCGATATAGCCGGTCGTGTGGATAATGTTAAAGATAGCCTCAGCCTGGGCCTTATCGAGCCCCTCTAAAGCATTCTCAGTCTCAGAGTATGCCTGCCTTAAATCAGCAAAAGCAGAAGAGGACTCGCCACTTAACCTTTTATATCGATCAATAGTCCGGTCTGCCGCCTTACCCATCCGGTCCATTGCATCGCTATGGATTTTTTCCCACTTCTCTACATCATCGGCATCACCAAAAAAATCATTCCACGCAATCGCTAGCTTAGATATTCCAGCAACGATGGCGCTGATACCAAAGGTTGTTGACTCAAGCGACTGCTGAACAATTAGCTGGGCGGCATTGAAAAGATTAAAGCCACCACTAGCCGTTTCAAGAACGTCATCAAGCCCACTGACGGCATCAAACATACTTACAAGCACTTCTACAATGTCGGCTGCGGTTTCCCCCAAGCCAGCCATCGCCTCTTCGAGCGCTTCATTTCCTTCGGCGGTAGCATTAATTCCTCTTGATAAGTCGTCAGAGAAAGCTTCACCCATAACTGACGCGAGATTTTTAGCTCCGTTTTCGAGGCGTTTAAATCCACTGCTTAGCGCCGCTTCTTTTTTTGCCATCTCCTCAAAATGTGCCGTGCCTTTCTCGAATGCACTATTCGATCTTAGGACCGCCGCAGTTAAAGAGTCGGCTTTAGTTGACAGTAAACCGAGGATACGGGCGTTTTCATCTGATTTAATACCCATATCAGATAGAATTTCATTTAATGTTTGCCCACCGTCTTGCATACGGCCAATACCGGCAACAAAGTCACTAAATAGCTTTACCTTATCCTCACCAAAGGCTTTCTCGATCTCTTCCGACGTTAACCCAGTAACATTAGAAAGTTGTTGCAGCTTGTCGCCGCCAGATTTAACCGCCTCCTCTATAAAGCGGAATGTTCTACCTACAACCGTACTGGCGCCCTCAGCCTGCACGCCCATTTCTGCCATCGATGCAGATAGGCCAAGCACCTCTGCTGACGTTAAATTAACGGTGGCAGTATCAGACGCAAGCCGCTTGGCGAAATGCACGATCTGCTCTTCTGTTGTGGCGCTAGTGTTGCCAAGGTCGGCTATCGATGCAGACACGCCCATAACCGAGCTTTGTGCCTCGCCTGTAACATTCAATATCTGAGCAATGGCTTTTGCTGTATCTTCGCCTGCAAGATCGGTAGCTGAAGACAAAGCAACAATCGACTTGGTAAAGCTGCTGATATTGTCGGCGCCTTCTACGCCCATCCGTCCCGCTGCCGCTGCAATTTCTAACAGCTCTGTTTTTGCTGTCGCAGTAACACCGCCAGACAGGTTCGACATTTCATCGACTAGCCCGCCTATTTCTGCGGCGGTTAGGTTGGTGGTTTTTTGCAAACCAAGCATTGCGTCTTCTGTTTCGGTGTAGGCTCTGTATCCAGAAGCGCCGAGTTCAGCCGCCTTTTGTGCGGCAAGAAGCACGGTGTATGCTTGGGCCAGCCTTCGGGTTACCTGTGTGAGCTTGTCCGTTGACTTGCTTGCGCCCGCATGGTTTACCGGGACTCTTTCTATCTCATTAGAGTACGCCCGCATCTTTTGGCGCGTAGCTTCTGTCTGCTGAGCAGTGAGTTTTAACTTTGTTCTAATTGACGCCTCGGCGGCCTCAAACTCTTCCGCCGAGAGAGCCCCTTTCTTGTAGGTTGATACCAACTGCTGAAGCTCTGCGCGGTACTTTTCGGTTGCTGCCTCAACTCGCTTTGATTCTGCCGCTTGATCTTGAAGCGCCTTGTTTGCCTGCCTAGCCGCTACAACCTGAGAATCCATCTCTTTGCTTATTTGGGCAACCTGCTTTCTGGTTAGATCGGCAGATCTGCCCGCGTCACCTACGCGACGTTTGTAGTCTTCCCATCCAATTTTTCCTGACTTTAATGCGGTTACCTGCTCATTTATTTCATTGGTTAGCTTTTCAGTCTCAGCTTGAACCCTAACGGATTCGGCCCGCGCTTTTTTTGTTGCTTCAACCTGCTTTACATAAACCTGCGCAACGCCTTCTAATACTTTTCGCTGCTCTTCCTTTGCTTTAATTTCCTTCTGTGAAACCTGCACCTGCTCGCGGGCGGACTGAACAAGATCCGTCTGTTTTTTTTGCAAGCCGGTCAGCTCATCGCCTAGCTTCTCGGCACTATGACGCAAGTCACTTTGATTCTCCTCGACAGAGGAAAGCTCAATATTGTACTTATGCATCGTTTCTTTAGTTGAATGGAAGGCTTTTTGCGCTCTATTGGTGGCTGTTCTTAGCGCGCCTACCTCTGACCGGGCTTTTGCTAGTTTCGCTGCAAGCTCTACGCTCTCGCCCTTAGCTTCTTTATTTGCCTTGGTTAGAGCGGCAACTGATTTTTGCGCCTCACCTTGAGCCTTGGCAAGCCTTTCGACTTCAGCCTCTTGCGCTCTGTAAGTGTCTGCAAGATCTAGTGACTGTTCAAGCTTGTCAAACTCAGACCTTGTTTCCATGGCCTGATTAGAAAGCTCCTCAAGCTCTTGCCGAACGTCCTCTGAAACATCAGAATATTCGTTCTGACCTTCAATTATCAGCTTAATAACTTCATCGTTTTTATTACTTGCAGCCATAGCGAATACCTACATAACTTTGTTTTTTGCACAAAAAAAGCCGCGCAGGGCGGCTTTTTTTGTCCGGCGCAGCCGAGCTTCTTTATTATTCGGCCATTTCGATTTTTGCGTACTTCGACTTCTCTGATCCAGTGATAGAGTTGTCGCGCAAAATATCAACCGTGAATGGCGCTGTTGCGAAATCGTCAGAAATCAGTGGCAGCGCTGACGTTGGGTTGAGCTTAACTCGATGGAATGTGCCAAGGTGGGCTTTACCTGATCGAGCTTCATTCAGGCCATCAAAGTAGCCTTCATACTCTTCGCCAACTTCGAGTAGCATTTCTACTGTTCGAGAGTTTAATGCCGTATAGCTAACCTCAATATCGTCAGCGGCATCGATGGCGCCTTCCAAAATGATAATGCCGCCATTACGGATTTCGTAATCGTCACCCTCGACAAAAGACGGGGTGCCGCCGCTACCTGTGACCGTGATCGTCTCGCTTGTATCGGGAACCTTGTCAAACTTAACAAAAGAACCTTGCGAGCCGACAGTGTGAGTCTCAGCTGATACGGCGCCGCCTGTAACGTCTGACGACTTGCCTGACGTGAGTCGCGCCACGTTTTCAGGGTTAAGGTTGGCAAGCGTAATCGTAGCGGTCATGGACTCGATAGATGATTGGCTATCTGCAACACCACCGCCGGCGTTTTCGTAATCAAGCATTTCTTGGTTACTAACGGAGATTGCTAGCGAAATTTCGGTAGCGTTCCCGATAGGAAGAAAGCCGGCAGCCCCCGATTTTTTGCGGAGGTAAAACGTGCCTTTACCTTTGTAGTATTCGTTCTGCTGTAAGCTCATGCTATTTCACCTCTCCGATTATCCCGTGCGATGGCTGCGTTTTTGTAATCAAACATTTCTTGGTGATCGCTAGCGAAATTTCGGTAGCGTTCCCGATAGGAATAAGGCCGCCATCCCCCGATCTTTTGCAGAGGTAAAACGTGCCTTTACCTTTGTAGTATTCATTCATGCTATTTCACCTCTCCGATTATCCCGTGCGCTGCCAGCACTTTTGCTTGTGCGTTTGTGCAAGGGATGGTTTCACCTTTTTTGTAAAATTTTCGCGCGAAGGTGGCGCCATCATCTTTTGTGACAACCTTGCTTGCTTCGCTCTGACTTGATTTTGTTTGAACTGCTGGGCCTGCATCGTTAGTGCTCATGGTCTATTCCTTACATAGAATGAAGTCTTCTGAAATCACAAGGTACTTCTTATCATCATGCTGAATTTCAGTGCCGTGGGTCTTGCCGAAATAAACAACATCACCCAATTTGGTTTCAGCTGTTTTTACTGTTCCGTCGGGCATAGAGAAAGTTTCATTCACTGCAATGACTACGCCGCGATAAGGCTTCTCTACCGCTGAGCCTGGAAGAACAATACCGCCAGAAGTTTTAGTTTCTTGCTCTATAACGTCTAAGATAATGTTGTCACGTACAGGTTTAAGCATACTGTTCGACCACCTCTATAATTATTTTCTGGCTAAAGAAAGCATATTCTTCGCCAGTGTCCGGGAGGTCGAAAGGACACTCCCCATAAATTAAACTTGAGTGTTTGAGTTTCACGTTATTCGGGTCGAATACAAGTGAACGTCTTAGGTCTTTTAATAAATTAAGCAGGCTATCAACCGCTTCGTCGGCATCGTTTTCTTTTGTTGATACGGCGGCATCAATAACAACCGTCATCGAGTCTTTTATATTGCTGTTGCCATCAACCGACGACTGCGGATCGCTTAATTCTGCTCGATAAGCGATTACCGGAAATTCAACTGGGGTGCGACTATGCGCCTTAAATACATGCTGCAACCAGCCACGCTTGATTTGTGGGCTAGTGTTATACCCGTTGTCCACGCTAATGCGTTCTAGGCTTGATTTGATGTGATCCAGCGCGTCTATTAATTCGCTTGTGCTCTTCATCGTAACGCCCTTAGAAACTGTTGTTTGGCGGCACTGAGAGCCACAGGCGCCACCCTTTCTCTTGATTGCTTGAAATGCTGGTTGGGGGATACGCTATAAAGCGCCTTGAATCGTTCTCCGAACCCGCCACCTACTTTAAAGTTGCGGGCCTCGCCTTTTTGGTATTTTTTAATCCTCTCAACAATCAGCGGCTTGCCGTTTGATTTTGCGTGAGGAATAACAAACGCATTCTTAATAACAGCCCCAGATCCGCCCTTCTTAACCGACAACCTAACGCCTTTACGGTCCAGTAGTGACCGATAGCTAAAGTTATCAGATCGAGTACGCCTGGCGCGTGCAGATACGGTGGCAGACGCCTTACTTCTTGAGGCTTTTCTGCTTACATAGATTTTGTTGCCAATATAGCTAGGATCAATTCTTAGGTTCGAGTTCCACTCTTTATGGGCCATTTCGACCGATAGCTTTGCAGCCTCGTTGACAGCTGAGGCGAGTGCGATTTCCACCTCATCTTCAAGCAGAGAAAGCTTAGAGATAACTTTTTGCAGCTCTGCGCTGCCAAAAACATGACTAAAGCTGTCTTTATTACTTAGCTGCATCAATCAACCCCTAGAATAAACTCAAGCTTTGACGGGGTTTCGCTTTTGACGGCCTCAAGAATGTAATCAATCCCAGATTCGTCATCAATAAACGTATCCATTAGCTTTGGATCACATTCGGTTCTATCAAAAACCCCTGTTGTAATTAGCCCGGCAAATATGCCGTCCTGATACAACTTAACGTCTGTGTTTATGATTACAGTTGCAGGCACTAATTCGCCCGTGCTGCCGTTTTTAAGCTGGCCTGAATGACCAAGAATGTCGTTAACGACACCCCTGGATTCATTCATAATGTCGCGCAAGATCGACATTAAACGCTGGTGCCATTAAGGCGCACATTCGCTTCCGTTGTGCCGGTAACAAGCGTATGCATAAATACGCCAATAAGCGTATTGTCTGTGTCCGTTGTTGTTACTTCACCATTCGTCTCGTCCCAGTAAGCTTTAGCAAACTGGTCAGGCGTATCAGTGCTTTTCTTAGGTAGCGCATAAACGCCACAAGTAACACCTTCGCACTCAAAGCCTTCAGCGGCAGACCACGCAGGAATAACAACCAAGCTACCAATCACCAAAGGGGTGCCGGATACGGCACCACCGGTAGGCGCAATAAATGTAACTGTGTCCCCTGCTTCCACAAAATTCTTCATAATAGATCTCCAACTTCGGGCGCAATTCCGCGCCCGTTAATATGGTTAAAAGTTGCCGTTACGCTGCGCCTGTAGCCATGGCCATGCCGCGCCAATCAACAAGACCTGCACCAAAGTCTTTGCGAACCTTAACTTCAAGGCCGTCTACGTCGGTGTTTGTGTTTACTTCGGTATACATTTCTTCTTCACCAGAAAGATACGCATACTCGAAAGTGTCCATCATGCGGGAGAAGGCATACCAGGCTTTGTCAGACACTACCGACAAGCGAGGCTCTACAATGATGCCAAGCTTCTGACGCGGCGCTTGGTCATCAACTTTGGCGGCTAAGATGTTTGGCAATAGCAAATCTTCCGCTGTAGTTTCCAGCTCTTCAGGGATTGCGATATTGTCAAAGGTGACGTTCATAAACTGACCATCAAGCGTTTTCTGCTTACGACCAAGCTTGCGTAAAGCGGTTAGCGCCGCTTTGCTTAACACTGAGCCAGTGGTTAGCTTGTTGTTGTGATCTGCATGGAAGAGCGCTTTATTATCTTCCATTACAATGCTGGCGGCTTTATTGTTGATAAAGTCATAATTAAGCAGCAAGCCCCAAACAATATCATTCTCAAGGCGAGCGCCCGCAGGGCCAAACATGCGAGGAACGCGATCAAGTGCGCTCATATCATCATTGATCAGCATCTTGCGGGTAAACGCAATCTTGCGAGCAAAGGTGTCGATAGCGTACTTCTCTTTACCTTCAGAGAAGGTGCCGGCTTTGTACTCGCCACTCTCATTAAGCGGTAGTAGGCTTGGTGCATCGCCCATGCGGTACAAATGTTTTTCACGGAAATCATTAACCGTTGATCGCTGGCCCAGCTCTAAGAATGTGCGAGGCGTCTCATTGTATGAGTCAAGCAGATTCTTGTTCATTACGTTTTCAAGAATAAGCGGGAAGTCAGACGTTGAGTGCATTGCACGCGTTGCGATCTTCTGGCGCGACATGCCGCGAATATTTTCACCATTCGCAACAAGCAGCTCACGCGCTAGATCAAAGAGCGTGAAACCAGAAAATTCTCGCGCACCATCGGTAAGTTCTGCACCTTTAACATTGGCGCGATAAGATAGCGCTTCGGTTGCTGAGCGAACCAAGGACTCGCCTTCGTCACGACGACCGTCAGCATTAAGCGATGGATCGCCATAGGACTTAACGGATTCCGCTTTACGCGATGCGGCTAGTTTATCCAGCACTTGCGCGCGGAAGTCTTCAATAACAACACCGCGTTCAAAGGCATCGATAGCCATTTCATCACCCATGCCGGCAGCTCGCACCGCATCAAGCATTGGTTTTAGCTGGCCACGCGTGCTGGATTCAATTTCATCCTGCGAGCGGACAGCGGGCTGTGGGGTTTGTGCGTGCGCGTTGCTAGGCTGATTTACAGGCTGATCCTGTAGCTCATTATCGCGCTTATTATCTACAGGCTTTGGCATTTCGGCCACCTCTTCTGCGGTTAGTTTGACTTCATTTAATTCGGTTTCAGCCGATCTCTCGGCTTCGCGTGTACCATTAGCTGTTTCAAAGCTGACAGGCACAATGGATAACTCTAAAGGCTCCCAGTCGATAGCTTTGCGCTTCTCGATCTGGCCTTCTTTGGTCGGCTTTGTAATAAGGTATTCGTGGATTCGATAACCCAATGAGACGTGTCTTAATATCCCGTCCGCTACATCATCAAATACTGGCTGCTGATTTTTAGAGAAGCGGCAAGTTCCGACCAGGGCGCCATCTTCTATACGCCACTCTTCTGTAATGCCTAAAACGCCGCTAATGCCTGCATATCGATCGTGCGAATCAAGAAGGCTCAACCCTTTATTTAGGCGCTCTGAGCGAATAGCGCTTTCGCTAACTTCCAACGACTCTTCATAGGGATCGCTCCACCAGCCCTGACGAATACCTGCCTCGCCCGTGGTGAATACCATCTCGACCGTCATATTTTCACGGTCTACCGTTTCCGGCTTGAATTTAGCCGTACCGTGAAGCGTCGGCATTTTTTGCTTTTTAGCTGGCATTATTTGTCTCCGCGTTGCTTATACTGGATATATATACAACCGAGAGCCGTGCGCGTCTGTTAATGGAACAGCAAAAAATAAAAAAAGCCCGTTAGGGCTTTGAAGGGGGTTGGGTTTTGGTCAGGGAGGAGGTGGTGGCGTTTACTCGCCTGTATTTTGGCTAACTAAATCAAACCTCAATGATTATATTAATAGACACATCAATACTAGCGGCGACTGTGCCGCCTATCCCGTCTTGAATAACTGACGTTTTCGTTACGCTCGTATCAAATCTAAAGCCCACGCCGCCACTATATGAAACTTCATAACTTCCAGACGTTTTCCGACTATTCGATCCAAATACCAAAGACAGCCTACCGTCCATTTCGACCCACTCTATATCCGCATACGCTGACAACCCTTTCGGCAAATCAGAACCGTTGTTTGAATACTTTCCGACAATAATTGAATTTTTAGCGCCGGACCCATCAGGCGAAGCAGTGCCATGTTTCCACCAATCAGTAGATCCAATCCATGCCTTCTCTACGCCCATTGTGAATGTTTCGCTAAGCGGATTGTTTATGTATGCTCCGTTATTTGACGATACTGAATCTATTGCAGTTGCTCCAGATTCATTCATACTAAATGACGCAACAACATCGCCAGCATTGAGAAACTCAACATCAAATATCCAGCCATTAAAATAATCAGATCCGTTTTTTGCTAATTCAGTTATCGTTCCACTGAATGCAAAATCAATCGTCTGCACTTTTCTTGCTGTGATAGTTGGTGCGCCAGCCGGCAGACCCGTGTTATCACCGTCAATAGACCAAACGGCCATTCTTATCTGATCACAAGAAAATCCACCCCCAAGATCAACATATTGATTAACACCATCAAAGAACCTAAAAACCCGTGTTTCGTCAGATGCGGAGTACGAAGGTGGCTCGCTAACATTTATATCATGCTCAGCCCCGTCTCTTGAGTATAACCCGCTAATGGTTTCAACATCTAAAACCCCCTCATCAACTTTTTCTTTCAAATACGTCATAAATAGCGAGAACTCGCTCTCTAACATATCGAGGCCGCTTTCAATTGTAGGTCTAATCCCATGAAAATAAAAAATACACGAGGACCCAGAGCTGATCGCATCATCAACCCGCGCTATATGATCTGTCGCTGTTTGTTCTGACGAGCTATATGCAGGCATAACTAACCGTTGACCATCAGCAAATCCAAATCGAGTATAGATAGCTCCTGGTATTGTTGTGCGCCCAGTTTTCCATCCAGCCGAACGCAGAGCATCTATCAATTTTGTCCCGTGAAACTCACCAGAATCATCAGTAAACATTAGCGTCTTTGTTTGAGCTGCGATATTGTTGTCTATCGTTATCGCTATGCCACTATCAACACTA